ATAGGTATGATCATCAAGTGGCTTACCTTGAAATAATATCTTTTTACAGATTTCCATAAACTCGCCGCTTTCGCTACATAGACCCATTGCGCCTGTGATAAACAATGGCACATTTACTTCTGGACCGTGAATGTACTCACCATTAGCACCATAGCCTTCCCAATTGCTGTCTAGTGCGTCTAAACGATTCACAAACTTTGTTAAGTCATTACTAGTCTCACTAGTTACGGCTCCAACAAAATCTTCGTACTTCTGTAAATCAATATCTTTAATTGTGTTATCCATTACTTCTCCTTAAAATGCTTTCAAGATAATCATATCCTCATTAAAGCGACCTTTAGGCGTAGTAGCCACTGCTTTAATGTCTTTAAAGAATTTACGTGCTGCTGGCTTGCTGCCCATGATTTCTTTAATTTGTTCTTCGGGTTTACGTAGTGTTTTAATTTCACTTTCTTTAGTATCAAACCCAATAATAGTATTACCTTTTACAGTAAACTCTTTGCTGTAACTGTCAGCAATATAATGATGTAATTTGCGTCGGGCAGTGTCATAGACCCATGCCTCAGTTGCACCAATAAGTTTTACTGGGCTTACGCTTTCAAGTTTTAATTTGCCTTCTGTGTATGCTTTGCAATACTTTAACTTGCTTACACGCTTTTCAGGGCTTACTAGTTTTTTCTTACGTGGTGTTTTATTGGCTTTTTTAACACTTACATAAGCATTAAGATCGCTTAAATTTTGTTCAACATATTTGATTATGTTTTTGATTTGAGTTTTGCCATACTTGCTGTAGGCTTCATTAAGGTCTTTGTCTTTACCTTTTTGTAAAGTTTCAAACTCATTTAATTTATCTTGCCATGCTTTGACAAGTAAGGGAACGTGTTGAGGTAAAATGTTACGCTTAGAAAGTTCGTCCATTACTTTACTTTCAAATTCTTTTTTAGCACCGTCAAGTAAAAACTCATCAAAGAGCCCTTCAAGTTCGCCACCTGCTTCCAATGTACGATCACGCATAATTTCTTGTACGTTGGGTCGATTAGAAACTGATACTACTTCTTCTGCGTCATCAGATGCTGATGTGCCAATCAATCGTTGAATTTCAGTTTCAAGTTGGTGTTTATGAATTTCATTTAATTCTAAACCACGCATTGTCATACGTGCCATAAAACCAACAGTGGGAACAAATTGATTGTCAGTTGCTTTACGCAATCGCTTACTGTCTTTTGGTCGATTATTGTGTTCTAAATAATCTATTAGAAAATCTTTGCTGCTTTTATAATCATAAAAGTAATTGTACCAGTTAAAAAACTTGCCCATTACGCTGTTATATTCTTCAACAGTTATGGGTTGAGTTTGAACTAAGGGTTCAGGACCATAGTACTTTGTAGCAGTATCTTTGGGCTTTAATTCTCGAACTTCTTTAGCAATCAATGACTTAGCCATACAATTTCTCCGCTGAGTTGTCTAACCATGTGATTATAATAACAAAAATCAAAATACTTGTCAAGTATCTAAGTGTTTGATTTTACACTAAATAATATTACTATGCCACGTTTATCATTATATCACCCTACTAAAACGCAAGATTATACGTTTATTGATCGTTTAATCAGTGAACAACTTACTGTGGGCGGCACAGACTTATACATTCACAAATATTTGGGCCCTAGTAATCAAGGCCCAAGTACTGACTACACGCAACCTCAATATCCCGATAACAATCCAACAAACATTCAAGATTTGTTATTCTTAGAAAACCGTGATCGTAGTTACGATCCAAATATTTATAGACTACGCGGTCATTATCTAGTACAAAATCTTGATTTTGATTTAAGTCAATTTGGTTTATTCTTAAACAACAATATTATATTCATTGTTGTACATTATAATGACATGATCGAATTAATTGGTCGTAAGTTAATGGTAGGTGATGTTGTTGAGTTGCCACATTTATTAGATTATGACCCATTGGATGCTACTGGCATTCCAAAACCATTGAAACGTTTTATGCAAATTACTGATACCAACTTTGCTAGTGAAGGCTTTAGCCCTACATGGTATCCACACTTATGGCGACTAAAATGTGAACCACTTGTTAACAGTGAAGAATTTAGTCAAATACTCAGTGCACCAATTAATACAGACAATTATCTTGGCATATATGATAACACCAAAGGATACCCACAAGGATATACAATTACATTTGGTGATAAGAATTATATAAGTACACAGGATGTACCTGCAGGCATAAGTCCACCTAATAGTACATATTGGATGCTTGATCCAAATCAAAATCTTGCAGACATATTATCAACATACAATAAAAATATTGCCATCAATGATGCTGCATTGGCGGAAGCAGAACGCATTGTTCCAAAATCAGGTTATGATACAAACAACTTATGGATAATGCCAACATATGGTGAATATGAAAGTGATGGCGTATTAAGTGGCAAACTAGATCAACCTGCTCCACCTATTGATGTATTAACAGCGAATGGCGAAATAGCAGGAACAGTAATTGCAGGAAGTGTTGAGTTTGTAGATAATCCTAACTATAAATTTAGTAGCCCTGTGATACGTGTTAGTAAGCAAATGCTTGCTGATCTAAGAGTTAAAACTACATTAGATAGATTCAAACAAACACAGTTAATAGCAAAAACTTCAATACCTGAAAAAATAGGAACTGGTAGTGGATTTGTAACTGGTAAAAAATATCTTGAACTTACCACTATACCTTCTACTATTACAGGTCCATATGGTACTGCTGATAATACATATGCAACTGCTGACCAAGATCCATCAGCACCAGGATTTACTGGCACAGAACCATATGGTCCAAACACAATGGACTATCGTGCAGATTGCGATCCTCGTTTCCAATATATTACACGTAGCAATCCAAGAAGTTTTGGATACAGTGCGGGGTATCTTACAGGTTCAGATACTGCACCAAACGGATTTCCTTTACAAGCAGGTATTAGTTTCCCCGCTAGCCCACAGGTTGGTGATTATTTCTTACGCATAGATTACAAACCACAAGTATTGTTCCGTTGGGATGGAAAATTATGGGTACAAATCAGTCAAAACGTAAGAACACAAACTGGATTTGGCAGTGATACAAATACTTCACAACTTAGTGGATTTATAAATAACAGTAATGTTACTGTGCTTACAAATGGTACTACAGTACCTCAAGCACAACCATTATCAGGAATAATTACACAAAGTCCTCCCACATTACCACCAATAGTAGATTAATATGGCAAATTTTTTTTATGATGAACAGGTTCGTAGATTTTTAATACAGTTTGCTAAAATTTTTAGTAACTGGTATGTAACTAAGGGCAACGATCCTAACGGCAATCCTATACTTGTACGTGTACCTATTATGTATGGCGATCAAAGTCGTCAAGCAGCAACTGTAATTGCTAACAACAGTCCAAGTAATTTACCTAGCGCACCCATGATTACATATTATATTAGTGGGTTAGAATATAATCAAAAATGGACAACTGTTCCTACATTTGTTGACAAGTTACAAGTGCGTCAACGTTATTATGATCAAGATAATGAATCATACCAAACAACTCAAGGACAAGCATTTAGTATTGAAAGATTAATGCCTGTGCCGTATACATTAAAAGTTACTGTAGATTTTTGGACTACAAACTATAATCAAAAACTACAATTGATTGAGCAATTAGGCACATTGTTTAATCCTGCACTAGAAATACAAAGTACTGATAACTTTTTAGACTGGACTTCATTAAGTTCAGTATTTCAGGATGGGTTAACATTTACAAGTAGAACAATTCCTATAGGAACAAACAACCCTATTGACGTAATGACATGGAAATTTTACATGCCTATATGGTTAAGCACACCTGCTAAACTTATGAAAATGGGCGTTATTGAAAAAATTATTGCAAGCATTTATCAAGGTAGTGCATTACAGGATATTCAAAATGATGATTTGTTGTTAGGAACAAGACAAAAGATTACACCATATGGATATAATTTATTACTACAAGGTAATATGTTGCAATTGTGTCCTGCTGATCAAGATTTTTATCCAGCCAATACTGATCTATATAATGTACCAAGTCCTGATACAGATTTATATTGGACAGCATTATTAAACGTTTATGGAGCAATACGTCCTGGTATCAGTCAAATATGGCTAGAGAATCCATACATGGACACAGACATTGTAGGCACAATTGTTCCAAATCCATTGGACGATAGATTTTTAATTTATAATATTGATCCTGATACATTGCCTCAAAACACACTTGATCCTATAACAGCAGTTATTAATCCACAAGTAACAGGACCAAATGCGGGATTGCCTGGTCCTGTGCCAGGTGTTCGTTATTTAATTGTAGAACCTATAGGCAGTCCTGACAATTCTACTATTGCTTGGGGCACTGTTGTTGCTAATGCAAATGATATTATACAATTTGATGGAACTCAGTGGAATGTAGCATTTGATAGTCAAGCAGCCACAACAGCACAATTTGTAACTAACTTAGCAACTAATATTCAATACCGCTATGCTGATGGTGTGTGGATGAAATCATACGAGGGCTGGTATGATCAAGGAAATTATAGCATCGTCATTTAATTCTTAAATAGTACATCACACGGAGATTAATATGAGTATTGAAGAAGAAAAAGTTAGAACACAGATTTGGGTATTAAGATTGATGGCTATCGTTTTAGGTAGCGTATTAGTATCCACTGTATTAGTAATGTTAGTAGGTTTGTTTGTACCTAACACTGTAGTTGATAACGCTGAAATCTTTAAGATTTTAGGTCCAGCATTTAGCATGGTCGTTGGCGCATTTGTAGGTTCATTTGCTACTATGATGGGAATGAAAACAGAAACTTTTAATCCTAATAGTAAACCAAATAAAACAATCATCGAAGAAAACATTAACGAGTAATAATGTCTAATGTAGCCGCCGGTATATTCTTTTACT